TTCGATATAGTAAAAAGAGCTCGAGTGCATTTGTTAAATTTGAAACTTGTAAACCGTATTGGGAATGCAAATTTAACTAAACTTGTGAATGAGTTTTATCAATAAGTTAGCAAGACACCGGTTCGAATCCGGTCAGGTCCACGGGGCTATTTTGTTCCTTTCTTAAAACGTTCTATATTTATAAATGTAGAAAATTATTAAAGGAACAAGATAATGCCAAGAAAACAATATAAATATCATTATATTTATAAAACTATATGTTTAGTAAATAATAAATTTTATATAGGAATGCATTCTACATTTAATTTAGATGATGGTTATTTAGGTAGTGGAAAAAGATTATGGTATTCTATTAAAAAACATGGTAAAGAAAATCATAAAAAAGAAATATTGGAATTTTGTAAAAACAGAATTGAGTTAAAACAAAGAGAAAAACAAATTGTTACTGAAAGCTTTATTAAAAATCCTTTATGTCTAAATATTCAAGAAGGTGGTGGTGGAGGATTTATATCAAAAGAACATATGAAAAAATGTTGTGCAGCAGGTAATAAAGCATTTAGAAAAAAACTTAAAGAAGATAAAAAATTTTCAGAAAAATTTAGTAAAATAGTTAGTGAGCGAAATAAAAAATTAATTAAAGAAGGTAAACTTAATAATTTTATATATTCGCATAATTGGTTAGGTAAAAAACATAAACCAGAAACAATTGAAAAAATTAAATTATATTTAAAAGGAAAACAAAGTAAAGAAAAAAATTCTCAATATGGAACTCAATGGATTTACAACGTGAAAACATAACAAAATAAAAAAATATTAAAAACTAAAGTTATTTCTATCGGTTGGGTTAAAGGAAGAAAACTTAACACTCAAAATTAAAAGGTTATAAAAATCATATCATAAACAATGAAGGAAAAACATATGTTAAATGAAAACAAATCAGTCAATGATGCAAATGGTTCTCAAAAAGTTAAAACAATAAATAATGTTGTATATAATGTTAAATTGTATTTTATTTATGCGATATTAATTTGTCTTGGTTGGGCATCTAAAACAATCTATGATGATATTAATATTCAACCAATCTCATATAAAACAAATGAAAATATTTCATATGCATTAGATGAAAGAGGAAGATTACACATTATAGATTTATCATCTCAAAAAACAATTATATATTCTGATTCTGTTGCACTTGGAATTAATGCACAAGTGTCATCTAGAATATATCAAGACTATTTGAAAAAAACTAATGGAGAAAAATAATGAATATTACAAAACTAAATAAAGTGTTATTTATTATAGTTGCGATAATAGTATTTATTTTAATGCTTATATTAGATCTTAAAAAAGATAATATTAAGAAACTAGAATATGATAATAAAATAAAAAGCGTAGATGTAATTAAATTATCACCACCTAATCTAAAAGTATATCATAGTATAAATAAATATGCTCCTGAAAATGATGTTCCATATTTTGTTGCGTTTGGTGTAGTTAGAGAAGAAACTGGATATAAAAATCCACTTGATTTTAAGTATGTTCATTATCAAACATCTCCAACTGGAGCAGAAGGTCCAGCTCAGTTTATCATGAGCACTGCAAGAGATGTTGCAAAAGATAAATCATTAAAAAGAATTGAAGTTCGACATAATGTTGAATTGAATGTGCAATTGAGTATGATATATTTAAATCAACTTAATTCTAGATATAGAAATTGGAAAGTATCTCTTGGATATTATAATACAGGATATCCAATTATAAATTCTTATGCACTAAATATTTTTTCATAAACTATTTACAGTTAATTAAAAGTTTATTATATTAAATTAAAAAAGGAAAATGTTATATGTCTAAACATAAATTATCTCCAGAACAAATAGTAGATAATTGGAATAAATTGTTGAAAATCATTGAAGATGGTTTTGATGGAGAAAGAAGACAAAAGTTATTAAAATTATATAATGACTTTGAAGAACGAATTGTAACTTGCCCTGCAAGTGGAAAAACATTTTATCACGGTGCGTATCCCGGAGGATATGTTGAGCACGTAATAAATGTAATAAGTTTTGCTTATATAGTTCATAACAACTGGATTGCAGCTGGAGCAAAACCTAAATATACAGAAGAAGAATTATTATTTGCTGCATTAAACCACGATTTAGGTAAAATTGGTGATATTGATAATCCATATTTTATAGAACACAATGAACGTTGGAGAAATGACCGTGGTGAAATTTATATTCATAATGATAAAATAAGATGGATGGAAGTATCAGATAGAAGTCTTTGGTTATTACAAAACTATGGAATTAAATTTACACAAACAGAAATGTTAGCAATTATGCTTCATGATGGTATGTATGAAGAATCAAATAAATCTTATTTAGTTGCATTTACTGAAGGTAAGCAATTAAAAGATTATTTACCTATAGTAATTCATCACGCGGATATGATGGCTACTTTAGTTGAAAAAGATGATTTTATGGAATTAAATAAAAAAGAAAAATCAGAAAATAAACCAAAAATTAATAATAAAATTAAATCTGATGTTGCATTGAAAATTGCAAAAGACTTCTTTAAGAAAGATGAGGATTAAGTGGATATTTTAGCTATTTTTTTACTTATTGTCGTGTTAGTATTGTTTTATATAATTTTTAATTTAAATAGAAAATTAAATAAATATGAACAAATGGTAGATAATTACGATAATTTATTGATAGGTGTCAGAGAATATTTAAAAATATCACTTGACAGATTATATGTTTTAGATTCTAACCACATTTTTGAAGGTGATGATGAGGTAGGTTGGTTTTTTAAATCATTAAAAGATTTATATGTTTCACTAAATAATAATATTGCAGAGTTAGTAAATGAAGAAAAAACAGAAGAATAATACAGAATTAAATACTATGGTAGAAGCTCCAGTTAAAAAAGAAAAAAAATCTAAAATGTATTTTACTAATGATGTTGATAAAGCTATTATAGAATATAATGCTACAACTGATACATATCTTAGAAATAAGATATATAATGAAAGAATAAAAAAGCCTTTTGAAAAGTTAGTAGAAAATGTAATTAACAATTGGAAAGCACCATATGTTACAGATACATTTAGAAATAAAAAGGCAGAAATTGTTTCTCATTTAATATTAAATTTAGATAAGTTTTCAGAAGATAAAGGTAAAGCGTATTCATATTTTACCTATGCTGCTAGAAATTATTTAATAATTTCAAATGAAGGAAACTTTAAGAAATTAAAACAAGAAATAAGAATTGATACCGAAGATACTAATGATGAACATCAAGTTCTTCAAATAGAAGATCATAATATAAATTATGAAGATTTACAGGATGAAAAACAAGAGTTCATTAAATTATTAATTGAATTTTTTGAAAAAAATATGAATAAGATTTTTAAGAAAAATCAAGATCTCAAGATTGCGTATGCAATACTTCAATTAATAGAAAATTATGAAGATATTGAAAACTTTAATAAGAAAAATATTTATATTTTAATAAGAGAAATGACAGATAGTAGAGCACAATCTATCACAAAGGTTTTAAATAAAATGAAAGACGTATATAAAGAAGTATTATCAGATTATTTAGAAAATGGAGAAATTTCTATGTATTATCATGCTAATAATAACAGTAAAAAGTTTTTCAAATAATATTTAATTTTAATATATTTTCTCAAACAAAGGCCTAATCAGGCCTTTTTTTATGTCCGGTATATTTATTTAAATAACAGTTATTTAACTACGAGGAATAATTATGGCATTCGATAAAAATGAGATAATTTTTGATAATAAAAGCGTATCAGATTTATTCTCAGATATATATAAAAATTCTAAAAATAAAAAGAAACAAATTGATGATTTGTTAGATAGTGTTACTAATTTAGTATCGACGGTTAGTGATGCAGCAATAATTTTACCAATGTTAAAAGATGTGTTTGACATTGCAATTAAAAATGATGAACAGTTGGTTAAATTAGCAACAGTAGTTCAAAGAATAATTTCTTCTAATAATAATAACGATAATAAAGAAAATTTAGAATTATTATCTGCAGATGAGAAAAAACAATTATTAGAAAATAATAATATAATTAAACAATTTGACGTTAATGAAAAATATGATGCATTAAAAACTATGATTGTAGATGCTAAAAAAGAAATTAGTAAAAATGATAAACAATTAGTGGAAGAAGTAAATGTCAAAAAAAATTAGTTCAGAAGGAACAAGCATACAATACAGAAGAGAAATGTCTCTTATTAACCCAAGTTCAGTTAGTAATCAGATATTTGCTGGAAATAATCAATCTGAGTTTTATCAAGTAGAAACTGGAGAAGTAATTGATGTAATTTATAGTTCTGACCATCCAGATTTTATTAATAATTCTGATATAGGAAAAGCTAAAATAAGAATAGTAAGTTCAGAAAAAACATCAGATGAAGAAAATTTATCTTGGGCCCTTCCATTAAATCCATATTTAATTTCATTTCCACTTAAGCACGAAGTAGTAGTTTTAATAAATTTATTAGGTAAATTGTTTTATATTACATCATTAAATTATTTTAATAATGTTAATAACAATACACTTCAAGGAATATCTGATACGTTATATAAAGATAATCCAGACAATAGTAAAGAATATTCTAACGTATCTTCTACTATTCCTAAAAAGGGAAATAGTAAAATTGAATTAGGTGACACATTTATAAACAATAATAATAAAGTAAAACCTATATTGCCTAAAGAAGGTGATACTATTTTGAGAGGTAGATTTGGTAATAATATTAGATTAGGAAATAACCCTGATACTAATTCTCCAAATATTAAAATAAGTGTAGGTCAATCACCTGAAATAAATACATCAGAAGAACAAACATCATATGAAGAAAATATAAATGATATTAAAAACTCGATATGGATAACATCTGATGAAATTGTTGATATTAAACCAGTAACACAAGGTTCAACATATCATTTAAAATCAACAATAAATCCTCCAAATAAATTTGAAGGAAATCAGATTATTTTTAACACAGATAGAGTTATTTGGAATGCTAAAAAGGATGAAGTATTTATATTTGCTAATAAAGGAATTTCATTAACATCCAATGGATATATTGCAATCGATTCTAATAAGAATATAGGAATAACAACATTAGATAGATTAAATGTTGTTGCAAAATCTGGAACGTTTATAGATTCTCCTAAAATTGATTTAGGAAAAGATGCTAAAGAACCTGTTGTATTGGGAGATAAGTTGGTAAAACTATTAGAAGAACTTATAGATGAAATGATAAAAGAAATTCACCCTACAGGGTCAGGTCCAAGTGGTCCTCCTAAAAATGCAGCACAATATAGAATAATCAAAAATAAGTTAAAGACAATTTTATCTAAACAAAATAAAACACTATAATGATTAACTGGGATGCTCTGAGCAATGATATAGCACAATATTTTAAAAGTAATCGTGCAAATAATGAAAACGATACAGCAGATTTTATTTCAAAAAAGTATGATCAATATATTAAATTTGGATTAAATCAATATAGTGAGGGATTATTATCAACAAATAGAAATATATTAAAGCCGTTTTTCTATTTAGCATTTTCTGATGCTAAACGTGGTAAAGATTTAAAAGAGGTTTCTAAAAGAATATCAACTGGAATTGTATTATATTGGAATTCTGTTATTATGAAACAAGTTGTTCCACCTCCAGGTTCAATACAAGTTGTATATAACAAAATAATATTTGCGGGAGTTCCATTTACATTTAACATAATAAACACTTATGATTCAAGTTTATTAGCTAAATCAATGGTAACAGCATTTAAATTTCATACAAATACTATTAAAGGAATAACAGTTTCTTTAGTGCCGGTTGGAACAACTACAATACCGAAAATATATTATTGGTCAGGAATTCGATAAAACTATTTATTGATATATTTATTATTAAATGTTAACACTAGGAGTATATAAATGGATAATAAAAAATTAGCAAAACTTATAGATGGTATAGTTAAACTTAGATTAGAAAAAATATTAAAATCAAATGAGTTTAAGTCTGTAATTAAAGAAGCAGCTCAAAAAGAAGTTATTAAAATTTTGTTAGAAGCAAAAGGAACATCTACAGTACAAAAATCTAAGAAAACTATGAATAATGTTTTAGGTGAAGGAAAGAAAAAAACATATCCTAAATTACCTAATAAAACATATTCTAAAAACCCTATATTAAATAATTTATTACAACAAACTGTTAGAGATGCTGTATATAGTAATGAGTCAGATACATTAGGACACGTTGATGGTGGTCCAAGTATAAAAGTAGGTAATGTAAATGTTCCTATAAATATGACACCAATAGATACTAATACACTTGCAAACGAGAGTATGTTATTGGCACAAAGTGAATTAGGTAAATATGGAATGCATGGAAATGTCATTAAAGAAGACGTAGATTTAGAAAGCACACCAAGAAATGTAAATTTTAGAGACTCATTTGCGGAAGAATATGTAAATGATAATAGTGTTGATGATATATCTGATGTTGATTTTGACCAAATACAAAACAAAATATCAAATGTTCTTAACAAGGATTATACTAAATTATTAGAAAAAGCAGATGAAAAAGCTAAACAAAAAAGAGCACTTGTATAAGAGAAATTAAATGGCGCAAGGAATAAATGTTAGTTATCCAATAGTAAAAGGAAACACTGGATTTTTTAAACAAACTTTTAATACACTAGATGCAGTTAAAAGTAAAATACACGTATTATTAAATACAGATCCAGGTGAAAGAGTTTTTAATCCTAATTTTGGGTTAGGAATGCGTAGATATTTGTTTGAACCTATAGATGATATTGATGAACTAAAAACTGTTATTGAAGATAAAATAAATAAATATATTCCAGAAGTTTATATTGCTAATTTAGAAATTAATAAGGATTTTAATAATAATGTTGATCAAAATAGATTAGTTATTAATATTTCGTTTTTTTTAAAAAATGATCCTAACACATTATCAACATTAAATTTAGTATTAGAATAATAGAAAAGGAAAATTAATGCCAACCAAAGATATTAAAAAGGATGTAAAATATTTAAATAAAAGTTTTTCATCTTTTAGAAATACACTTATAGAGTTTTCTAAAGTATATTTTCCAGATGAATATAATGATTTTTCTGATGCATCAATTGGTATGATGTTTATAGAAATGTCATCGTATGTTGGAGATGTATTAGGTTTATATTCAGACATACAATTAAAAGAAAGTTTAATTCAACATGCTAAAAATAAAAAGAATGTAATAGATATTGCACAGGCTTTTAGTTATTCACCTAAACTTTCAGGAATATCATATACTGATTTAGATATATATCAGATAATACCAGCAACTTCATATCCATTTAGACCCGATTGGAGATATGCATTAAAAGTTCAAAATTTAAGAGTATCATCAGAAACAAATCCTGATATACAATTTAGAGTAGATAATATAATAAACTTTTCAGAATCAGGTTCAGAACCAACAGAAGTTACAGTATATGAAACAAATAATTCTGGAAATGAAATTACTTATTATTTATTGAAAAAAACAATTAAAGCATCTTCTGGAATAATTACTGAAAAACAATATACAATTGGAAATGCAGAAAAATATTTAAAAATAGTTTTACCAGATACTGATGTTGTTGATATACTTAGTATAGTAGATTCAGATGGTAATAATTGGTATGAAGTTCCTTATTTAGCACAAGATACTGTATTAGAACAAATACCAACTGAAGAAGTGTCAGAATATTATTCATATAGAAATACAGTTCCTTATCTACTTAGATTTAAAAAAGTAGCAAGAAGATTTATTAAACGTGTTAGACATGATAATATGACAGAGCTACAATTTGGTGCAGGAACAAGCGCATTTCCAGATGAGATACTAATTCCTAATCCAAAGACAATTGGATATACTTACTTTAATAAGCCAGTGGATCCTAGAAACTTTTTAAATACTAGAACATATGGTCTTAGTCCTTCTAATACTACATTAACTATAAAATATATTAGAGGAACAGATGAAAGAGCAAATGCAAGTGTTGGTGAATTAAATATTTTAGTTAATGCTGAAATATTAAATGATACAACAGGATTAGATACAGGTTTATTTAATAGAGTTAGAACATCTTTAGCAGCAACAAATAACACTCCGGCAGTTGGTGCAAAAGGTTCAGAAAGTATAGAAGAAATTAAAAATAATGCTATGGCTTATTTTGCTGCTCAAGATAGATGTGTAACAGTTGAAGATTATAGAATTAGAATATTATCAATGCATCCTAAATTTGGAAGTATTGCAAAAGTAAATATAGTTCAAGATTTCTTACAGAGACAAGTATCTGATAAATTTGATTATATATTAAATCCATTAGCATTAAACGCATATTGTTTAACTTATGATAATAATAAACATTTAACTACATTAAATCCTGCAATTAAAGATAATTTAAAAAATTATTTAGATCAATATAGAATAGCAACAGATGCAGTTAATATTAAAGATGCTTATATAATTAATATAGGTGTTGAATTTGAAATTATTACATATCAAAATGTAACAAATAAGAGAGAAGTTGTTTTGAGATGTATTGAACAATTAAGAGATTATTTTAATATAGATAATTGGCAAATTGGCCAACCTATAATATTAAATGAATTATATAATCTATTAGATAAGGTAGAAGGTGTTAGAACAGTTTCTAATATTAAAATATATAACAAATATGACTCAACAAATACTGAATATTCAAATAATTTTTATGATATTGATAGTGCAACATATGAAGGTGTAATTTATACTTCAATTGACCCATCAATATTTGAGGTCAAATATCCAAATAAAGATATTTTAGGAAGGGCTAAATAATGGGAATAAAATTAAAAACACTAATAAATGAAGTACATTGGTATGTAAAGTCAATGAACAAAAGTGAAATTAATCCTAAAAATATGAAAATGATAATGAAATATGATGCAAGACAAGACGCAGTTATTATTGCATCATTTATAAATAGATATATTTTACTTGGAAGTAGACGTGATGATAATACGTATAGATATTCAATAAAATGGAAAAAAGATGAAGATTCAAAATCATTTAAATGGTTAGTTGAATTTAATAATATACAAGAATTAAATTCAGAATTTGGGTTAAAATTAGATAAAAAAACGATTCAAAAACAAATAGATAAATTAGAAGATAAATATTTTGGTTAATAAGAAACAATTATTGTAAAAGGATAAAAAATGCATTATTTTATACCAGCAAAAAAAGATACAACGATATACAATTTATACCCAGATAAAAATACTGGAAAAGATGAAATATTAGAAATATATAAAACAATAATATCTTCTAGTAATTATGTTAGTTCATCTGTTAATTCTAGAATTTTATTACAATTTGATTTAAATAATATTTTTTCTATGATTGGTTCTGATATTATTAAAAACCCAAATTTTTATTTAAATTTACATTTGTGTAGAGTTGAAGGTCAAGAAGAAGAATCTGTATTATATATTCATCCTATGAGTTCTTCGTGGATAGAAGGAACTGGAAAATTTTATGATGATATAAATAGAAATATTGGTGCGACTTGGTCTGCAAGTGATGCTGAAACTTTAACATATTGGACAAATTATGGTGGTGATTATTTAACATCATCTATTTCATCTTCATTATTAAACATTGAAAACACATTTCAAGAAACGGGGTTATACACATATGAATTATCAGATTTAAGAGTTAATATAAACGATATAGTTAATTCTTGGTTAAGTAGTTCATATAGTAATTATGGATTAATTGTAAAAAGATCAGATGAAGAAGAAACAGATAATAAATCATATGGGTTTATGCAATTTTATTCTAAAGATACACATACACAATATTATCCATCTTTAGAAGTAGCATGGGATGATTCTAGTTTTACTACAGGATCTTTAATTCAGACTGATATAAATGATTTATTTATATATGCTAGAAATTTAAAACCTGAATATAATAATAGAGAAAGAACAAAAATATTTATAGGTGCTAGAGAAATGTTTCCATCTAGATCATATTCTGATTCTTCTTTTGAAAGATTTAATAGTTATAGATATTTACCAGAAACTACATATTATTCTATTATAGATGCTAATTCTTTAGAAACTATTATACCATTTGATACTGGTTCTACTAAGGTTAGTTGTGATTTAACTGGAAATTATATTAATTTGTGGTGTGATGGATTACAATCTGAAAGATATTATTTATTAAGAATAAAAGTAACATCTGGGTCTTTAGAAAATATATACGAAATTAATACACCATTTAAGGTAGTTAGATAATGGCAATAATAAATAATCAAACATATTTGATGATTTCGTCATCACTAGTTCCTGTTAGGGATAAAAATGGTAGTTTATTATCAATTACAAGTTCAGAAATTCCAATAAATGATCAAAGTCAATTCGTAGAATTAAGTTCTAGTTATTATTATCAAACTACTGAGTCTCTTAAAAATATAATAAATATAGAATTTACAGAATTAACAGCAAATAGTAATTTATCTACCGGTGAAATACCTGCTGGTCAATTATTAATTAGTCAGTCTGATTATGATTATTTATTAGAAAGAATATTAAATTTAGAAAATGATATTATATCTTCTGAAAGTTTATTTAATACAGAATTAGATATTGCAAAATCAGAAAATACAGCATTGGTTACAACTGTTGAATCAGTTAAAGATATTGCACTTGATATTACCAATGATCTTTTAGAAAAATATCAATCTAATGAAGAAGTTTCTAATGATTTAGGTGCATTAAAATATATTTGGTTTATACCATTTAATGATATATTAACTGGCACTACAGAACTAGTTAATAGAAAAACATTTTATGTTGATGCTAGTATGTCATTAGAAAATAATATACCAACTACTATACACGAAACTATTGTTAGTTATAGTTTAGATTTTAATGGTAATTATTTACAACAAGTATTTGAAAATTATGATAATACAAATACACAATTATTAAATGCTAAAATTGCAGAATTACATTCTATTACTTCTTCTTTAAGACAAGAAATTGAACAGCTTAAACTTGAATTACAAAATTGTCAAGGTGGTTCTGAACCTACTTCTAGTTTTGGAAAAATTAGATTAGTAATAAATGGTCAATTACAACCAGATGAAATAAAATTATTAGCATTAGATATAATAACTAGTGATCCTAATAATTTAAGTTATAATAAATATGGTATAAATGTATTTAAATATTCTCAAAATAATATATTTGATAAGTTATATTCTCAACCACCGGCAAATACTACGATTAGATTTAATAAAACATTTTTAACAACAGAAATTAAAGCATTAAGAGTTACCGTAGGTTCAGAAATAAAAAGAGAATATGATGTAAATAATATTAATAATTTAACTGTTCCTATTTTAGAAAAAAATACAACAAAAGTAGAAATAATATTAAACAATAGTAAATATTAAACAATAGTAGAATTCCATAACAGGAAAATAAATGAGTATAAAAGAATTACAAAATATTATCCCTCTTAATATAAGTGGAAGTTTATCTGATTTTGTAGATGAACCAAACATTGACTCAGTTTTTATAGAATTTTTAGTATATAATTTAGATGATGATTTATTAAATCAATCAATAATACCAATTATATCTGTATTAAATGACAGTGTATTTATTAATAATGATAAATTATTAGTGAATCCAGGAATGCATTTAAGAAATTTAGGTTTTTCAAATGGAATATATAAAATAAAATATAATTTCTTTAAAAGAATAGTTGGAAATTATTTAAATGAAACATTTTTAAATTTAAAAAATATATCTCCTTCTAGAACTGAGGTTGAAATTGTTAACACATATGATAGATCTTTATTTGACAGTTTGGATAGATTTAAAACTAAAAATGTAAATACTCTTTCATATTATTTATTTTTTAATAATGATAGAAATTTTTTAATAATAAATAAACTTTTTCAAAATGATTCACTTTATTTAAAATTATACACTCCTTTATTAGATGAAATTAATTTACTTGATGATTTTACAATTGTTCAAAAATTAATTGATTCATATGAAGATACAATAACATTACATACTGAAATTTTACAAAGTGATGATAACTTAAATAAGTTAAGAGGACCAAACATAAATTATAAACATGCAGGAATTACATATAGAACAACTCCATTAGAAAGTTTTGAAACATTAACTACAACACTTGATTACAAACAAGACGAAATAGTTAGAATGTATTTAAGTTCTAGTATTATAGAAGGAATTGATTTAAATATAGATTATAGAGATTTTAATAATTTTGTTCATTTTAGTTCCGCAGAATCTAGAATTAAAAATTTCAAATATAAAATATCTAAAATAGAATTTTTTAATTCTAAAATAACACTGTTATCTACAGGTTCAATTGGGTCTGCAAGTAATGATACATTTGAAATTTCATCTAGTATATCATATTATAAACACCAAAAAGATAGTATAGTAAATACATTTGATAATTTTGAAAAATTTATGTATTATCAAAGTGGGTCATATGAAAGTAGTTCATTAGGAATATTTCCAGATTATACTTGGCCAAAGTATACATCTACAAAACCGTATTTATTATATTCATATACTTCAAGTAATGTGACTAGTTGGTATAATTCTATAATAGAATCAGCATCACTTTATGATAATTTAAATCCTAATATATTAACAAATACTATACCAGTTAGTATACAACTAAATAATCAAAATTCTGATTATACTAAATTTATTCAAATGATTGGTCAAATATTTGATATTAACTATAATTATATTAATAAGATGACATCTATTAATGAAAGAGAAAATTGCATACACAAAGGAATTCCTAAAGAATTAATAGTTCCTGTTATTAATCATTATGGTTTTGATTTAAGAAGCGGTTTTGTTGTTAAAGGTTTAGTTGAATGTATTCCAAGTTCATCATATACAAGTAGTTTATAGGAGAAAAAATGGCATTTGCATCTGGAAGTGGAACTTTAATAGACCCATATCAAATATATACAGTTGAAGATTTATTTGAAACTACAGCATCTGGGGATTATCATCATTATATATTAATGAATGACTTAGATTTAAGTGCATATTCGCCGTGGATAACTTTAACAAACGAAGCAAGAGCAGCTTGGGTTGGTTCATTAGATGGAAATAATAAAACAATTAGTAATTTAACACTAACACCAGACTCAATAGTAGGAACAGGTCCTTTTGTATTTTATGATTATGCTGGATTATTTGGAGATTTAAATATAGTATCAACAGAATCTGCATATGTTAAAAATTTAAATATAGATACTGTTAATATTACATTTGATAGTCATAGTACAAATGGGTTAACATTTATTGGTACGTTGTGTGCAAGAAGTACTGCTAGAAATATATCAAATGTTCATATAACAAATTTAAGCTGTTCAATTACCATTAAAGATGGAGATTCTATTTCATATAATGTTGGTGGTATGTTTGCAGATTCATATGAATCAACAGTATATTCATCATCAATTTCTGCATCTTATTTTGAATTAAGTGGATTGGTTGATTTATATGATGTGTTTCACGCATCTATATTTAGTATAGTAGATTCAACTGCTATTTTTGAACAATGTTATGTAAAAGATTGTACTGCTAAAAGTGATATTAGATATACAGATGAATTTCCATATGAAGAAATATTTATTGCACCATTTTATTTAATGCATGGATATATAAAAGATGCTTATGTTGTTAATTGTTTATTAACATCAAGTAATTATATTGCGGGAATGGCATGGGCACTTAGTGATTCAAATATTTATAATTTATATAGTTCTATTAACCCAGGAAATACTCCTACAACAAATATATATCCTTTTATTTATAGTGATGTAGGTGGGTTAGTAAATAATTGTTATTATGAATCTGGTAGTTATCAATTTGATACAGCTGTAGGAACAATTGGTCTAACTGCTTCTAATCAAACAGAAATGAAAATGTCAGAGTCATATGAAGGATGGGATTTTAATACAATATGGAGAATAGATAATGTTTAATAATGGATATCCATTTTTTTCTTGGGAAGATACTGGGTCTGCACAGACTCCAACTTCATCAGAAACACCACAAGAAAATAACGATATACTTCAAATAAATAATATTACATATGATTGTTCAATAAATATATTTGACACATATGAAAATATTACAACTGAAGTGTGGAAAAGAATATTAAATAATTTACCATATTTGTATAAAACAAAAGGAACAATACGTGGATTAAAAGCATTAATTACATGTTATGGTATACCTTCTAGTATTTTATATGTTAGAGAATTCGGTGGTCCAGATTTAGATATATCAAGTAGTATAAACGAATATAAATTTGATAATTTTTCATATGTATTACCGTTCTATGCAACTCAAAGTGTAGAATTTGCTTGGCATACATCTTCTTTATTTTCTAGATATGCAAGCACTGTTCAATTTAGATTTTCAACAACTGGAAGTTCTTACAAAACTGACAATTCTATGTCGATCGTAGAGGTACCTAATTCTTGGTCAATTTCTATATTACCTACACACGATACATTTGGTAAATTTAAATTTACTTTATATAATGGTTCTACATACACAGAAGTAACTTCTAGTGAAATGCCTATTTATGATGGTAAATATACATTTGTTAATTTACAAAGAGAAAGTGCAAGCGATGGTTTAATAAGTCAGTCATTTAGTTTAGATGCTAAAAAATATACTAATGGTCAAATATTATATGCAGTTAGTGCAAGTTTAGAAACTTCACCTACTCAAAATGCAGCTTGGAGAAGTTCAGGTAGTTTATTAATTGGTGGATATGGTTCAACATTTGCAACTCCATTTAGAGGAACTTTGGATGAATTTAGATTATGGGAAACACCATTAATAGAAAGAGTAATTGATACACATGTTAAATTTCCAGAATCATATATTGGTAATACATTAACAGGTTCTTTTGTAGATTTATTATTAAGATTTTCTTTTGATGACCCACTTAATTTAACAAGTTTTCATACTGCGTCATTTGGTAATAATGCTGCATCTAATGGATATACTCCATTAGGAATAACATTTAGTGGTTGGTCAAATGACACTCAATTTCCATATAATTTTACATCTGCTGAATATGAAAGTGCTGCACATACTTTAAATATTGGAATAAATAGATATTCAAATAATAAAGTTAGATTAGAAGATTCTACATTAAATGGACCACTTTCATCTAGACGTTCAGTTGAAGTTGGTGAATATGATATATCACAATTAGATTCTAATAAATTAGGAATATATTTTAGTCCTACAGATTTAATAAATGAAGATATTATTAAGACCCTTGCAATTTCAGATGCAGGAGATTTAATAGGTAACCCTGCAGAATTATATAGTAGTTCATATTCTTCATTAGAACAATTAAGTAGATTATATTGGAAATTAGGAAGTAATAGAATATCAACATTTGATTATTTAAATTATATTAAATACTATGATCCATCGTTATTCGATCATATAAAATCTTTTATACCTGCTAGATGTCAAACTGTATTAGGAATAATGTATGAACCTACAATTTTAGAAAGACCTAAAGCAAAACAGGTTAAATCTAAATTTTCACAATTAGATTATGGTAAAACAATAGATGCTCCTACAAATAATATAACTGCAAGTTATTTAAATTATGACGCATCTATGTCAATTAATAATAATTTAAATGTAACCGATTTTAATTTTGAAAATGATAATATTTATACAGTAATAACTGCTTCTAATTATTATACAGGTGTTTCTGGAAGTGTATATCAACAAATTAACCCTATTGTAGATTTTGAAAGTAATTTAATATATGCTAGTTCAAGTGATATAAAAACCTCAACAACACAAGTATATTCATTTGAAAATGGTTATAATAATAGACATTATAAATATTATGAAGGTTTTTACACATGGGAAAGAAGAGTAAAATATGTAGGTTGTCTTCAAAATAAACAAACAACATTAGATAAATTACCAGCAGTAGAAGTTTGGGATACTAATCCTAATAGATTAATATCAAGAGATGATGGAACTTCATTATTACAAGTAATATAATTTAAGTTTTTTTAAAAAAACAATATTTATATATATAAAATTTAAAACAGGAGATATAAATGTCTTATCTAGATAATACAACAATAACATTAGATGCAAATTTTACCAAAAGAGGAAGAGAATTATTTTCACAAGGTAAATTCAACGTAACAAAATTTGCACTATCTGATGATGAAATAGATTATAAATTGTATGATACATCTCACCCATCAGGGTCAGATTATTATGCGATTGCTATTGAAAATTTACCAATGTTAGAAGCAATTCCAGATGGTAATAAAATTATGAAATATAAATTAATAACTTTACCAAAAGGAACAGCACAAATTCCATTGATATCAGTTGGAACTACAAGTGTTCGTTTAAGAGCAGCAACTACAACATATCCTGGAGAATCTATAACAATTACACCATCAACAGTAAATGGATTAAATGAAACATTAGGATATACTGCAACATTGTATAATTCACAATACGTTGATTTATTAGTTGGACAATCTGTATCTTCAATTACACCTGGTCAAGAAGAAGGAACATTCACTTCAGACGCAGCAATAACAAATAATACACCTCTAGGAATTTCAAAAATTGGTAAATCATTTATATTAAAAGCAAAAAGAATACCAAATACAAATACTACATTTCAAACTACACTTGTAATAGTTGGTAATGAAACTGGAGGTTCAGTTGCAATCGATGTTAGAGTATACTCTGATAGTTCTATTGGTATCAATGTATCAGAATAATATATTAAGGAGAAATTTAAATGGCAAACACAGTTTTTACATTATTTAGTCAAGACGATATAGTAACAGGAGTTCCTAATAGAATTACTAATGCTTTATGGGCTAATGGAGTTGGAATATTACAAACAATGTATACTCAATCAACTGCATCACCGCCATCTGCTAATTCTATTTCTAGATATTATCACGATGTATATGGGTCTCCTGAAACAGGAAGTGCTCAAGTAGAATTTTCAATTGCATATGGACATGTTTCTGGAAGTGGTTCAATCGCAACTGATAGAGATTATCCAACAAAAGCAATCTATGGTCAATATAGAACACTATTATTAAGTGATCCTAGAACAACATTTACTTTAAGTAGTGGTTCAACAGAAATGATAGATTTTGTTGCAATAAATATTAAAAGAGCAAACTTAAAACAAAAATTAGATGCTGGTAATTGGGAATTACATTTAACAGGTATTAATGGTTCAGAATTAAAACTTATAGATAATAGTAATGACTCAGGAGATACTTTATTAAGTAATGCATCTTCATTTGCAATTGTAAGTGGTAGCATTGATAACGGTGCATATTCTACAAAAGAATATGGTATAGTTTATCCTGATTATGGAGTAATATTATTATCACCTACATTAGTATCACAATCTGCTACATTTAATTATAGTGTTGGTAATGATTCATATAAAGACAATGCAGGTCAATTTTTCTCAATCATGTCTGCATCTTCTTATTTTGCAGCAAGAAGTGAAGAATTAATTTCATCAACACATTATTTTGTTAGAGTTAAAAATCTTCAATATAACTATAGTACAAATCCAACATTTTATTCTGCATCAGATGGAACAATTATAGAACCAAGTTTCTATGATACACCTAAAACATTTATTACAACTGTTGGATTATATAATGAAAACAACGAATTATTGGCAGTTGCAAAATTAAGCAAACCAATAGAAAAAGGATTTGATAAAGAAGCCCTTTTTAAATGCAGACTGGATTTCTAACAAGTATTTATTAAGGTGTTATTAGATTATGTGAAGAAAATATTAATCCTCTATATTTATTATTAAATGTAGAGGATTTTTTATGAAAATAAAATGTAAAATGTGCGATAGAGAAATATCAGTTAAAGGTTTGTCCCAACACCTAAAAATACATAACATTAGTTTTGAAGATTACCTGCATGAATATCCAGAACAATTTCCTAATTGGCATCCTTGTTTAATTTGTGGAAAACTTACTCCGCAGAAAACGACCTGTTCTAGAAAATGTGAGGGAGAACATAAAAGACAACTTTATACTGGTAGAAAAGGTCATACTTTTACAGAAGAAGAAAAAAGAAAAATATCTAGAACTAGAAAAAAACAGGGTTCTCCTTGGTTAAATGGTAAAATATTAACGAATGAACACAAACAAAATATTGCTAAAACACGTAAAAAGCGAGGGTGTGGTATAGGTGAAAAAAATCCAATGTATGGGAAAACCCATTCTCCTGAAGCAATTAAAAAAATATTTTCTCATAAAAAAATGAATAAAACTGAGAAGTTGGTAGCTGATTTATTAGATAAAAATAATATTAAATACCATTTTCAATTTTTTATTAATCAAGATGGTATTTGTAAATCATATGATTTTAAAATTAAAGACAAACCTATAATTATTGAAGTAGATGGAGATTTTTGGCACGGTGGTCCAGGCTCAGAAACACA